GCATATCGGCGTTCGAGTGCCGACCTTCTCAACGATAGTTTCCTATCAACTTTTATTATAACACGGCATAAAAGCCAGTTATTTTCTACCAATCTTTGCCGCGGCAACCGAAGAAAGTTCTTCACCTACATGGATGTGTGGTGCATCCTCAGTAATCATAGCATCAAGCGTTGCTGATTGCACTACTGCCATTGCTTTTTCCGCTTTTCCGCTTTCGATTGCCTTTTCGAGCGCAACGAGTTCATCGACGGTACTATGGTCTACAAGTTCAGACGGCATTCCTTGTTCCCGATATTTTTCACGAACTTGCGCAAGTTGCTTCTTTTCCGCTTCGGTCGGAGCCTTTTCAACATACGTCTCAAATACGACTTTGATTCCATCAAAATATTGCTTCACAAGTTTCTTGCCAAGCGGTGTCAACTGTTCAGGATCATGAATGTAAAACCCAATAACATTGTTAGCCTCTCTTTGCTGACAAGCATACATTCCATACTCTTTGATTAGTCCAAGTACAGATACGCGCCCTCCAAAAAAGGAATTTGCTTTTAATCCAAGCGTTTCGATGTTCTTTGCTCCGCCATTGACGTCGCTCCATTTATGAACCTTCTCGCCCAACACGTTTGTCGGAATCAAATGTGGGAAATAAATTTCATTCGTTCGCTTCAAATACATCTGTGTTTTCCTCCCTGCCAATTTTAGCCATCTCTTCTTGCAAGTCAACAGACCCGTTGACTTCTTCGAGCGTGACTTTATGGTGCTCCTCTTGCATTATAGGATTGCCAAATGAATCGACAAACCCAAGTCGACGCTTCTGTTCTTTATTCGCATTCATGAAAAGATCATGCGAATCGTGTAAATACTTTTTCATCATTGATAATGCAACCGCATCTACGGCATATTCTAACACTTCAACAAAGTCCGCGGGAGCCTTTTTCTTCAACTCATATTTCAACCATTCCTTAAAAGTAATCGGATCGATTGTACGGTGACCGCATCCATCCGCAAAGCACGAGCAAGCATTAACCAATCGACCGTTTTTTTTCGCAAACCCGTCATATGCGGCAAGCGTTTCGCAACGACCGCATATAGGATAGTCAAGAATGTACATGGGATTCATCCCGCTCATTACTAGTTTTTCCATGAACTTATTGTTCTGGAATATCTTTTTAGCAAAGGCGGGATATACTTCTTGAATAGATTTATATACGCCAACGCTGTCAGGACTAGGCGCAGAAAACGTTCTGACAATGCTGTTTCGATATTGGTCTGTTCCTGTTCGAGCGCCATCTATGTTTCTCATAATTGAAGTCCTCTACTATCCATTGCCATTGGAACGGTACTTGCCAAATTGTCAGGCTGTGTCCGCACTTGAGACCCTTGCGGCATAGCAACATTTCCGCTTGCTCCCAAAGGATTTATCTCTCCTGCATTCATAACCATCTGTTGCTGTCCTTGCTCCGGCTTATCTGTGTTCAAATCAAACCCTATAATTTGAGCCATTTTCTGTCGTGCAATATCAAGAGTCAGGAACGGAACAGGCTGTCCGCTTGCAGGATCAAGAACCTGTACTTGCATAAGCGACAATATCTGGTTAAACAAGTCGTTCTTGCCCTTCGGTATGCCCGCCGCTAGTTTAACAGTAACATCAAAATCTAAATCTACAAACGCGGGTTCGCCGTTCTCTTCTATAACCGCTTCATAATTTACGTCTTTATTGACGCTTTGTCGTTTCCCGTTTTTGTATCTTGACATCGGAATAACGGCTGAGGCTTTTGCGATTTGTGAAAGGTCGATAAACTCAGCCTTATCATTACTTCCAGAAGCACTCTTAAACTTACCGACCCAAAACGGAATCGTCCACTTTTCAAGACAAAGCCTCATGCAATATCGGTCACACCATGCCATCGCGTTTTGAATATCGCTCGCTTTATCCTTAATCCCAACCGCTCCTTGCGATAATTGTCCGCTAATTTGTGTGGCTGTAGCAGAAACGCCCTGTTGTGTACCGCTCATAATATCACTAAACCGTGTTGCCCGTTGCGCTTGATCCAGTAAGAACTGAATCATTTGCGAAACAACCGGATTAATGCCCTGACCTTGTATTGCATACACGGTTTGATGCGGATTTTCGCATATAACCGGGTGACTGGGATCACTATCAAACTGGTCTAAATCCATATTGCTTCTTGGATCGACAAAGACTTTGGGCTGAGCATTAAATCGCGCCGCCAATTCCATTTCATCTGCAAGATGATTGATTAGTGTTTGCATGTAAAATAGAATTTTCCCGTCTCCATAACCGTAAAACTTACCATTACGAGGAATCATTCTTGAAAAGTAGAACGGATATTCATTATCGACCATGCCATAATATGGTTCAGAAGGGTCAGATTCGCGGAATATCAATCCGTTTGTATCCATTTCGATTAACTGTAAATTGCCTTGTTTATTATTTCTCGTCCACACATGAAGCAACAAAAACGAGTCAACATCATCATGGCTTGACTCCGTTCCTTCTCCATCGTAACGGTTAGACCCCGTCGCTATTGCATTCGCTTTTGCATCTCCATATTCTTTTCTCGCCCATGCGATATCCTGAAATCCTATTTCGTGAATAATATACTCGGCGTGCTGTAAGTCTTTATAATCTTTGATTCGACCATCTACCAACACTGACAGTATCGAAGGAATTACAATTCTCGGATATCCATCAGGACGATCTTTTCTTTTTGATATGCTTTTCTCCCATACCACGGTAATCCATGCGCTACCAAGCACGTCATACAGGCGTGTAAAGTCTTTATAATGCCGATGTGCATTATTCCAGTTACGGCAGTAATTACTTGCCGCTTCGATTTTGGGTAAGTACAACTGATGTGCCGGATTATTGCTCGTATATATAAAGTCAACATCGTTCTCCATCATCGCCGCTACTTGTCCTTCGACAACCGGGGTAATCAGCGGAATAAAGTTGTTCGGGAGATTTGGGTCTTCGGGATCAGGATCGCGCTCACAAGCATAGGCTTTGAGTATATTATCAAACTCTTCCCGATATTTGTCTACTTCTCCGCGTCTTGTATTATATTTTTCAACATAATATTGCCCGCGTTTAATCTGCTCGGCGGTCATAATATCCGTTCGACCATCGTAAATGTTTTGCTTGTGTTGATTTTCAAACATTCCGTCCATGCTTACTATCTCCCGTTATTCATCAAACACATCATGAAGTTCTTCTTCCGGCGTTTTTTTGTCCCGCGTTTTTTTATTGTCGGCATACACCCGATACGAATATTTTCCATCTTTATTAAGATACAGGGAAAACTCCTTTGCTTCGCCCTCCGGTTCTGTTTCTATTTCTTTTGCCGTTACGGTCGGCAAATCCAACTTCGTATTGGCGTTTTTGCGCATTAAATAAACAAACCGGAGTGCAAAAAGCGAAACTCCGGCAGAAAGAAGCGATGCAATTAAAGCCATGACAAACAAAATCGTGTTACCTTCCATATCGACTCCTCTTTTTTTTCTCCTTGTGCATATAGTTTTCCCCAAACAGAGCGTTGTTCTTTTTATATATCTCAACTTCGCGTCGAGTAAATGAATTGTCTTTGATTCCCATCTCCAGTTCTTCGGGGAAATATACTCCCTTTAGTTTTCTTGTGTCCGGTATCTCCTCTGTCGCCTGCTGTTCTCTACCCTGTAAACAAATCGCCAGTGACATTATCAAATCATCGTGCGCTCCCGGCTCTGCTCCCCACCAAATACCCTTTGTTTTCTTGACCTGTAAGGTAAACGTTAGCATCTCGTTTAAGGTTTTCAGGTCATTTATTTTCCCGATATTAAGTTCGAGCCATTCTTTAAGGATAGAAAGCATATACATTCGGTTGCCAGATGTGGTTCTAAATCCGTACTTGTGCTCATATCCTTGATTCAAATCGTCAGGCGCAGTCGTCCTCTGATATATTTTATGATACCCCATTTCTAAACACTTGTAAAGCAAGTAAGAGCCGTCAAAGTTTATTTCAGGAACAAGCAACGCCTCATTATAGTACATTCCTAGTCCAAACAATTGAACCACGCACTCGTCCGGGGCGCGAACCGAATGAAAAACAGCGACTTGTTCGCCCGTAATATTGTCCAGTACTTGTCCTGCATAATAGTCTACGCCCTCTCCTGCCGTATCAATCGCAAGAACATACGGGCGTTTTGGTTTTGGCTCAGAAAAAATCATAGTCTCACCGGAAACAAGCGAATACGGCTCAATACTATCTGGAACAACCAGTTCCGTCTTTTCATCACGGTCGTATTTGAAGTCAACCATTCTCGGAGGATTAACCTTATATGCGTCTTGTAAGTCTCGAATTCGCTCCGCGATCTTATTGGCATTAAAGACCGTTTTGCCCGTAACACCCCATTCTCCCAAGCCATACACTTGATAACGATACGGATCGCTAAACTTTAGAGCCTCTGTTTTTTGTCGATATGAATCATTTACAAACTTATTATCCCAGTGTGTGCTATGTAAAACGAGCG